CATGTTGGTGCAGCAGCAATAGCGGTTTTAGATTCTCCAATGGTTTCTGCGGGTGTAAGTGTAACTTCTGCCCCTATTAGTATTGGTGCATCTTCATATCTGTTCCCTGGAGGAACGACTGGTGGTGTATTCTATAAACAAGCACCAACAGTTACATTCTCCTTACCAACAGGAACTGGAAATAATGCTGAAGCAACAGCAACTCTTGACGATTATAACTTAACTGGAGGAACAATATCTGCTCTTGGATTAACAACAGGAGGAAGATTCTATACCAGTGTTCCAACAGTAACTATTTCTCACCCTGGAGTTAGTATTGCTGCTGCTAGTATAGGAATTGCTGGAACAAGTCTTGATCCATCAACAATTGCATTCAGTACTACAGGTAGAGCATATACATCTGCTCCTACAGTTCTTGTCTCAACTGGTGTTGGTACACATGTCCCATATCAAACAGCAGTTGGTATTGCCACTATTCATCCTATTACTGGTGTCGTTACTGCAGTTTCTTTTGATGTATCTGATCCATGGGCAGTTGGTAGTGGTGCAACTATAGGAATTGGATACACAGTTACTCCAAGTCTATCTTTCTCATCACCATCCCCGGTACAAGCAACTGCAACAGTCACAATTGATGTTGATGGTTCAGTAGATTCTATTAGTATAGGTAATAGTGGATTCGGTTATGCATCTACTCCAACCGTTACGATTTCCTCTCCTGGAGGAGCAAATGAAGCGTTTAGAGCAACTGGTATTACAACAATTAGATTTAATTCAGTTAATACTACGGGAACTATTGGTACAGGGTCAACAATTATTACAGGTATCACTACAACAGATATTCTTGTTGGGGATAGAGTAAGACTTGGTGTTGGTTATAGTGATGCTTACAATTTCATACCAACAGATACTTTTGTAACCTCTATTGGATCTGGTAGTGTTACTTTAAATCAGGCTTCAACAAATGTGGGGATCGCCACATCAGCATTTGAATTTGGTATTGATCAATGTGGTATTGTTACTGGAATCATAGTAACTTATGGTGGTGGAGGATACTTAGTACCTCCTACAGTTTCTATATCCAACACTGTAGGCGATAAAAACTATATTGATCAAGTTGTTGGAGTAGTTACTGCTACTGGAGTTTCTGTTATTAGTACAGCAGGAACAATTACTAGTATTAATATTACTGATGGTGGAAACAAATACATACTTCCACCGGATATTACCATCTCCGACCCATCTTCAACTTCTAGTGGAGAATTTATTTTCAACGAAATTATTACTGGAGCTACAACTGGAGTGACTGCAAGAGTAAGATCGTGGAACTCTACAACTAATGTACTTGAAATATCTTCTGTTTCTGGTTCATTCTCTTTGGGAGAGACTCTTACTGGAGCGACTTCGGGAGCAACCAGAGTTCTGAGAGTGATTGACAAAACTGCCAATAATGATCCATTTGCAGATAACTTTGATATTGAAACTGCTGCTGATGCAATATTAGATTTCAGCGAGCAGAATCCTTTTGGAATACCCTAAATAGTTTTACTGCAGATAATAGTCTAAAGTTTAATCATGTTTGAATATTTTTACAACGAGATCCTGAGAAAAACCATTATTGGTTTTGGAACTCTGTTTAATGCTATGGAGATCCAGCAAGAAGGTTCTGTTGTGAGAATTCCTTTAGCATATGGTCCTACTCAAAAGTTTTTAGCAAGAATTGAGCAGTCACCAGATCTGAATAAGCCCATGGCAATTACATTGCCAAGAATGTCTTTTGAGTTTACTGGACTTACCTACGATCCCGGTAGAAAAGTGACTACCACTCAGACATTTATCGCAAAAGACAAAGATGATGGAACTGAGACACGTAAATCATACATGCCTGTTCCATATAATATGCAATTTGAGTTGAGTGTTTATACTAAACTCAACGATGATGCACTTCAGATTATAGAACAGATTTTACCATATTTCCAACCAGCATATAATCTTTCTATTGAATTGGTTGATGAAATTAAAGAGAAGAGAGATGTTCCCATTGTGCTAGAAAGTGTCACAATGCAAGATGATTATGAAGGAGACTTTACCACTAGAAGAGTCTTATATTACACTTTAAGATTTACTGCAAAGACATATCTGTTTGGACCTACCAAGTCTGCATCCAAGGATATCATCAAGAGGTCTACTGTCAGTTACCTCAGTGGGGCAGATACTACCAATACAAGAAGAGAGGTTACTTACTCTGCTACTGCAAGAGCACTCAAGTCTTACACAGACAATGTTGTCACTACATTGGCAGCAGACATTACAGCAGCAACAAAAACCTTTGAAGTTGCAGATGCTACTGGAATCAAAGCAGATAAGTATATCTTCATTGGAGACGAGGAGTTATTCGTTAGATCTAAGACTGGGAATAAGATCACTGTTGATAGAGGAAGAGATAATACAAAAGCAGAAAAACATGTTGCTGGAGCAGAGATCAAAGGAATTGACTATACGGAAACAACTCTGCCAAGCGTAGGTACAATTGGAGTTGATAGTGCTCTGATTGAACCAGGTGATAACTTCGGATTTGATGGTGGATTTATTTGATGACTAAAAACTTTGACGAATTAAATGACACCTTTAATGTTTCGGATGAAATTGTAAAGGCTGAAGTTGTCAAAAAAGAGTTAGATAATGTAAAACCTGGCTCAGACGATATAAAAAAAGATTATGAGTACACCAGAGGAAATCTATATAGTATAATTGAAAAAGGTCAAGAGGCACTGAATGGAGTCCTTGAACTTGCTCAAGAAAGTGAAATGCCTAGAGCATATGAAGTTGCAGGGCAGTTAATTAAGAATGTTGCTGATGCAACAGATAAATTATTAGACTTGCAGAAGAAACTTAAAGAGGTAGAAGAGGAGAAACAGTCTAAAGGACCATCAACAGTTAATAATGCATTGTTTGTTGGGTCCACTGCAGAACTAGCAAAAATGCTCAAACATGGATTGAAAGAGGACAATAAATAATAAAATACAGGAGATATATTAACAGTGGCATTAAAGAAGCCTTCAGATTTTTTTGGAAATACTAAAAAGACTCCTCTTGATGAAGTAAAAGAGGAGTATATTGCTGCGTCTCCAGAAAAGATCGAACAGGTTTCAGAGGCATTTGATGCTTTTAAAGCAAACTTAAATCATATTCAATCATTATCTGATTTCACTTCTACCTTTGACAGTTTTAGAGAAAACCTAGAAAAGGTAGAGAACGTATCTAGTGAAGTCAATACTATTAAGGATGAGATAAAAAGTTTAATCAAGCAAGAAGATTTAGACAGTGCCATGATGGCACAACTTCTTTTTGTAGAAGAATCAATATCAAAGATTGAATCAAAGATTTCATCTATCAACGGTAAAACAGTTGATCAGATCAAAGAAGATTTTAAAGGACTGTCAACTTCCGTTGAAGGATTTCTGAGTATTGATGTACCAAAGTACAAGAAATTAATCTCAGAGTCTGAAGTTAGAGTTGATGATAGATTTGGAGAGTTTAAGGATAAAGTAGAGGAAAATTTAGATACGATTAGAGTAGATGTAAACAAAGAAGTTTCATCTGCATTATCAGAAGTTGAAAAACTCAACACTGATGTTATTTCTGAAGTCAAAGAAGATTTTAAAAAAAATACTAAGGAAGTAAAGAATTTAGTAGAAAAAGAACTTCCAAAGTACAGAAAGTTTTTCACTGAAACAGAATTAAAAACAGAAGAGACTATCAAAAATGCAATAGACTCTTATAAAGAAACTATTGAAAGTCTCAATGCAAAAGTAAAAGTATTTACAGAGACTGAGATACCCAGGTACAATAATCTTTTAATTGAGACTAAACTCAAGTCAGAGCAAGAAGTAAAGGAATTAGAAGAAGAAGTTCTTTCAAAAGTAAATTCTTTATCAGAGAAAGTTGACTTTATTTCTGGAGATGTAACTGAAAAAACTGCTGAGAAGATACAAGAACTGCAGACAGTAATTGACGAATATAAAGAAGAGATTGATTCTATCTCTAAGACATATAACAATCTCTACAAAGACTTTAAGAAAAGAGAGATTAGTGATAATGAAAAATTAGAGGGATACTCTAATGAGATTGAAAAATATAATAAAAGATTTAATTTTTTAGAAGAAACTGTCACTGAAGATCTTAGAGAAATTCAGAGTGTTTTAATCAATTCTAATGAAACATATCATTCTGCTCTTAAGACAGAAGTAGGAAAATTCAGAAATAATATTTCTGAGCAAATGAAGGGTCTTCAAATGGACCTGGTTGTCAATGAACAACACATTAAGAAGCAAAATGAAAATATTGAAACTGTAAAAGAAGAGATAAAAGAAGTTCTTGAAAGACTTCAGTTAGATACACTAGAAGAAAAGAATAAAGAGTTAGTCGAAAAGATTGCTTATCTTGAGGAGACTATCTCAGAGATAAACAAAAAGAAACTTTTAACTGAAGATAATCCAACTCTTCCTGGTGATGCAAATACAAATAATTCTGCAGATCCATTAACACCTCTCAATAAAAAGTTTGCAACGCTTGACGATTTACAGAATCACTACAGATTATTCATCAATAGAATCCAACAGCAGATTGCTACTATTGGTGGCGGTGGTGCCGGATTTATCAAAGACCTTGATGATGTAACCTTTGATGTTGGAATAGGCACAAATAAACTTCTCATTTATAATGGTTCCAAGTGGGTAGGTATTGCTAGTACTGCTTTAGGTTCTGGTGGTGCAGTTGGAGCTGCAGGAACTTGGGCGGTAACTTCTGCTGGCATTCATACCACTAAGAATGTTGGAGTTGGAACTACAGCAAGATCTGACTCTGCTTTATATGTTCAAGGAAGTGCGACAGTCACTGGTGATTTAAATATTGCCGGAGATCTTACATACGATGAAGTAAATGCTAGAAATTGGAATATTACTGGTATAGCAACGGCAAGGAAGTTGCATGTTGGTGTTGATACTGGTTTCTTTAGTGAAGATTTAGTCGTAAATGGTGATTCTAGAATTACCGGTATTCTTACTGTTGGTAATTCATCATTAACTCTTGATGGTAATAATGATACGGTTCAAGTAGGCACAGCTCTTACTCTTGGACATACTCAAGGCATACAATTCCATTCTCAGAGTTTACATTCATCTGGTCTTGATGTTACCAACATTAATGTCACTGGTATTACTACTTTAGCGACATTAAATACGTCTGGTGCATTTTATATGCCACAATATACAACCACTGCAAGAGATGCAGCATCTTTTAATGAAGGTGCCATGATTTATAATACAACAATTAAGAAAATGGAGTTCTATGATGGAACTAATTGGGTAGCACTGCCTGGTATGACTCTTGGACTTACTGTGGCACTTGACGGTTGATAAATAATAAAGAATATCCACTCGGTTGAATGGCTAAGAACGGCAAGTGTAAAGCAGGATATTATTACTGCTATACCGATGAGAAATGTAAACCTATCCCTAAAGGATTTAAGGTAGTGGGTCGTGCTGGATATCTTCGTAAAGAAAATGGACATTCTGTAGATGATGAAAACAAGAATGGGAATGGCAATGGAAATGGTAATGGTCATTCCAATGGTAACGGTAATGGCGGTAATGGTGGAGGGATGAGTGAGTCTAAAAGTGGTGATTCTTCTTTGCGTGACTGGTTTGGCAAGAGTAAGTCTTCTGATGGCAAGCCTGGGTGGGTTCAGTTGGGTGGCAAATATGCAGGGAAACCTTGCGCCAGACAACCAGGACAAACAACAAAACCCAAGTGCGGTTCTAGCAAAATGAAGCGCAATCTCTCCAAGGATGAAGAGGAGAAAGCATTCCGTCGTAAGAACGCAAAAGATCCAAATCCAGATAGAAAAGGGAAGGCAATCAACGTGGCAACTGAAGAACATAAAAAAGACCATGAGTATTCAATGGCACGTTCTGAACTGAAAACTATCAAAAATGCCGCAAAAAGATTGGAGAAAAAAATGGGCAAAAAGGGAGAGGGTGAACTGAAAGCCTGGGTCCAATCCAAAATAACAAAAGCAGCAGATTACATAGACACTGCAGCAGACTATGTTACCAATGAAGAAAATATTGTTGAAAAAGCACCCAAGTATGATAAGCAAGGTCTTGACAAGTTTGATAGATCTAAGCGCATGATTCGTCATATGCAAGATAAGTATGGTTCTGCTAAATCTGGATTTGGTCCAGATTCTAAATTTAGAACTGGTAAAGATCATAGTGTTGCAAATGAGAGAAAGGCAAAAGGTATGAAAGAAGAATTTACAACCTTACCTCTCCATGTTGAGGTTCCAACCAACATCAAAGAATTCAATCTTGGATTGATGTTCCGCGAAAGTTTAGATAAGAACAGCGGAATGCTTTTTGTATTTGAGGAAGTTGCTCAGCAATCTTTCCATATGAGAGATACCATGATTCCTCTTGACATTGCCTTCATCAGAGAAGACGGTATAATCGAAAGTATTAAACAGTTAGAACCAAACGACGAAACTTCAGTTGGATCTGATGGAGAAATTCTGTGTGCAATAGAAGTAAATCGTGGATGGTTTGCTGAGAATAATGTAGAAGTAGGTGATGAGATTGACATCGACCTCGAAGAAGGCAAGGGCGAAAAAGATGCTTGCTATCATAAGGTCAAGTCTCGCTACTCTGTATGGCCTTCCGCATATGCATCTGGAGCACTGGTCAAGTGTCGTAAGGTAGGTGCTAAAAATTGGGGTAATAAAACTAAGAAAGAAGAATTCTCAAATTGGAGATCCGAATACAAACCAACGGAGTATGAGTTTACTGACCTCATAACTCCAGACCCACTTCAACCAACCGAAGGTCTTGGTTCTAAGTTACTTGGTGAAGCAGGTAAGAAGTGCTGGAAGGGATACAAGAAAGCAGGAACCCAGAAACTGTTTGGTAAGACTTACAACCGTTGCGTAAAAGCAGGTGATGAAGTCATTCATGATGGTGAGCAGATTGATGAGAAGAAAGGATGCAATCATACTCATGAAGGATCAGAGTGTCCTGTACATGGAACCGCAGAGTGTGATGGACCAAAATTCAAAGGTGGCGATGGCGGCAAGATGGGTCCAGACAAGAACTATGTGAAACCCATGGGTGAAGCAGTCCAGGTTC